AGAAAAGAACGTAAAGAAGTTAAAAGCTTTCTTAACTAAATACTATGGCAGAAATAAAAATAAGTGATTTAACGGCAAAAGGTGCTAATATAGCAAACACAGATAGGTTTGTTATTGCAGAAAGTGACGGCGCTGGTGGCTTTAATTCAAAGTATATAACAGGTGCAGAAATAACGGCAGTAAGTGCAGAAAGTATTTACTTACAAGACGGCACTATTAGAGGTGACAGAACTTTAGATTTAGCAGGTGCTTTTGTGTTGTTTACTAATGGTGCAACCAATATACTAAAACTAAATCCAAGCACTAACGATATTACCTTTAACAACGCATATACTTTTCCAACGGCAGACGGTTCTGTAGGTCAAACAATAGTAACAGACGGAAGCGGTAATTTAAGCTTCGGTAAAGCAAGTGCTGGACTATATGCACAAACGGCAGATAGTGCAACTTTAACAAATACAACAACAGAAACAAGTATAATAGGCACAGGTATTGGTAGCTTAACAATACCAGCTAACACTTTTGCCGTAGGTGATTCATATCACGCAAAAATAGGCGGTGTTATTTCAGCGCAAAATGGTGACGACATTACTTTAACAATTAAATCAGATTCAACAACTTTAGCTACTACTGGTGCAATGGATTTAGAAGCCGTTACTTCTATGGCTTGGGAGTGTGAATTTGACTTTACAATACGTGCTATAGGTGCAAGTGGACAAATAACTACAAATGGTAATTTTGCTTACAACAGAAACACGGGTACACTTGAAGGTTATGTATTTCAAGACACAGTAAGTTTTGACACAACTATAGACAACACTATAGACATTTGTGGGCAATGGGCACAAGCTAAAACTCAAGACCAAATATATAGTGCAAATTTAGTTCTACATAAAGTTTATTAAAAATGGCAAATACAATAGGATTCGGACAAGGTGCAGTTAATAACACAAATGGCTTTGGTAAAGCACCAACAAATAACACAATAGACTTTGGTGAAGTGTGTGCGGATAGTTGGTCGCCAGAAACTAACTTAACAGGAACAGGAACAGGTTTTAGCAATACTCAAAGCACAGAATATGACGCAGTTGATGACTATGTAGATTTAGGTAGTTCAACAAATTTGAATTTTAGCGGAGATTTCACTATAAGTGCTTGGATAAAAACTGATGCAATAGGTAGCAATCAATTTGTGATTGATACGAGTACAAGTGGAACTACAGGTAATGGCTATGCGTTATACATTCAAACAAATGGCAAATTAAGGTTTTGGAGTTACAACGCAAACTATGCCGTAGATAGTACAACAACTTTAAGTACAGGAACTTGGTATAATGTTATTGTGGTATTTGCTTCTAGTACAAATTATATATATTTAAACGGTAGTTTAGAAAATACGTCTTCAGTTAGTTTGACAGGAACAAGCAATACAAGTAATTTACGTATAGGCTCAAGTTCTGTATTTGGTGGCACTTTTAACGGGCATATTGACGAAGTGGCTTTGTGGAGTTCTAACCAAGGTTCTAATGCAAGCACAATAGGTGCAAGTGTAATAGATTTAAGTACATATTCGCCTTTGAGTTGGTATCGTTTTGAAGGCACAGGAACAAGTGCAACGGATAGCGGAAGCGAAGGCAATACAGGAACACTTACAAACGGAGTAATAAGAAGTAGTGACGCGCCTACATAAAAACGAATTAAAATAAAATAAAATGCACGGATTTGAACATTACGGAATAATACAAGCAAGTGATTTGTCAAGCATAGACTTTTCACAAATAGGAGAAACAAGCGCAGACACTTTACGCTATAATTTAGCTGGAACTGAATTTGTAATTAAGTGGAATACAACGCCAACTTTTATAACTGATGGCTCTATTGTTCCTGTTTCTACATTAACACATGAGCAAGCTTTAGCACTTATGGCAACAGAAGAATGGAGCGAACCAGAACCAGTAGAATAATGCACACAAACGCGCTTGCTATATTATATTTTATTATTGGGTATTTTACTGCGTTTTGTTTACTATTTACAACTAATGAAATTTACTTAAAAAGTCTTGGATGCTTAATGTTAGTTTATCTAACTTATTCAATTTCTGAGCAACTATAACATGAAAACACAAGTTATTATATTGTTAACTAAAATACAAACTTATTCAACTAAACTAATGGCTCTTATATTATCATTCTTTTTGCCAATTTTTGGAATACTTATTTTAATTGCTGCATCTGTGATCCTAGATACAATTACAGGAATTTGGAAATCACGTAAGTTAAAGCAGCCAATAACGAGCAGAAAGCTTAGCGCTGTAATGTCAAAGATTTTACTTTATGAAGCAACTGTTATACTATTTTATTTAATTGATTATTTTTTGGTTAATGACATAATATATAGCTTTTTTAGCGTTGAAATGTTAGTAACAAAAGTGCTAGCTCTTACCCTGGTATCAATTGAATTAATATCTATTAACGAAAATTATCAGGCAATATATGGTAAAGATATTTGGAGCGCTCTTAAAAACTTATTTGCAAGGGCTAAAGAAGTTACTCAAGACTTTAAAAACATCAAAAAAAATGAAGATCTGTAAATGTTGCAAACAACCAATAAAATCAAATAGCAAATATTTATACATATTTGATAACGGTCATGGGGGCATAATAGATGGCGTTTATCAAACTGCTGGCAAAAGGTCGCCTATTTGGCCGGATGGAACACAACTTTTTGAAGGTGAATTTAACAGGGCTATTGTTAAGCGATTAATGAAGCTTTGTAGTGATGCTAATATTGAATGTATTAATTTAGTTAACACTGAAGAAGATGTTTCCTTAAGTGAAAGAACAGCCCGGGCAAATGAAATTTATAGAAATACAGACAAGCCATGTATTTATATTTCGATTCATGCTAATGGTTTTAATGAAGAATCTGCTAATGGTTGGAGCTGTTATACTTCAGAAGGTGAAACAAAATCAGATCAGATTGCTACAATACTTTATGAAAAAGCAGAGACTGAATTTCCAGGAGAATATATTAGGAAAGATACTTACTCAGATGGAGATGTTGATAAAGAAGCAAATTTCTGGGTATTAGCTAAAACAGCTATGCCGGCTATTTTATCAGAAAACTTTTTTATGACTAATTATGATAATTGTCATAAATATTTAATGACAGAAAGTGGCCGCGATCGTATTGCTAAAATTCATTTTCAAATGATACAAGAACTTGAAAAATGAAAATAATAGCTATAATTTGCATTTTAACGCTTTATTCTTGCTCTGCTAATTATCATTATAGGAAAGCGCTTAAAAAGGGCTTAGAAGTGATTAAAACAAGCGACACAATAAGAATTACAACTATTGATTCAATACCTGTAATAAAACATGATACTATTGTATATAAGCACTTTTATACTTCAAAAGATACTGTAATATATTATAAAAATGTTGAGATCCCAAAAACCAGGCTTGAAACACGTATTGAATACAAATTAAAACGTGATACAATCCGCATGATTACCCGGGTAGAAGTGCAAAAAGCAAAAGCTGAAGGTAAAGCAAATAAAAAACCTAATTGGTGGTTAATGTTAGTATTTACTTTACTACTTGCTGGAGCTGTATATATAGCGGGAAAATTAGTTAATAAGTATTTATGAAAATAATAAGACACGGAAGCAATGTTCATGAGCTACAATTAGAAGGTAGAGAATTTAAAATCGCTATGTTGAGCGATTTACATTGGGACAATCCTAAATGCGATCGTGACTTACTTAAAAAACATCTTGACTACTGCAAAGAAAATAACATACCTGTAATGGTCAATGGGGACTTTTTCTGTTTGATGCAGGGGCGCGGAGACAATCGAAGAAATAAATCAGATATAAGGCCGGAGCATAATAACGCAAAATATTTAGATTCTATAGTTACAACTGCAGTTGAATGGTTTGAGCCTTATGCCGATATTTTAACTGTTATAGGTTATGGCAACCATGAAACAGGAATAATTAAATGGCAAGAAACTGACATACTTCAAAGATTTGTAGATTTATTAAACCTTAAATGTAATTCAAATGTGCAGACAGGAGGCTATGGGGGTTGGTTTATAATTAAAATGATTCACAGCACTCAGATAATGACTACAAGAATAAAGTATTTTCATGGATCAGGAGGCGGCGGAATAGTGACTAAAGGAGCTATAAATTTAACCAGGGCTCTTGAGCTTTACGAAGGCTGTGACGTTTATACAATGGGACACATACACGAAAATGCTGCACGTAATGACGTAAGAGACACAATAAAACACAACGCATATAAAGGTTATTATGTAAGTCATAACCATATTCATTTAATGATTACAGGCACGTATAAAGAGGAATATCAAGAAGGGGCAAAAGGATGGCATGTGGAAAGACAAGCACCGCCTAAAGCAATTGGCGGCCGGATGTTAACTATTAAAGTTGAGCGCGACCGGTCTAATCAGGAGGACAAAATGCGTAAATATATAGACTCACACAGAATATTCTAAATAAACAACTTACTAACATACAAGTGTTTATAAAATAAATGAAACTTTTTTTGTTAATAAGTGTAATATATTGTTAAGAAATACCTATATTCGTATATACAATTTATTAATTAACACTTAAAAAAATGCAAATAATTAAAATTAAAAAAGAAATTAAATCATTAAAAAATGTACTTAAAGTACAATCTGAAGAATTTGCTCCTTTAGATAATGATGACATAATAAGAATTAAAAAGCGTATTAAATACCTAAAAGACTATTTAAAGCTTTTTGATTATGGTATGAAATAATTAATTAAACACTTAAAAAAATGAAAACACAACAAGAATTATTAAATCAATGTTTAGATAATTTATCAAAACTTTCTAAAGAAAAATTATTAGACGAAACAGAGCAATTGTTATTGTCTTTAACTGAAAAATCTAATACGCCTTTAAAAGATTTAACGCAGTTATTAGATTATTATTCAAAAATGCCAAAATAATTAATTAAACACTTAAAATTATGACACGCTTAAAAAAATGTGAAACACTTATTGAGATTTTAGAAGCAATTCAATACTTTGAAAATCAAATAAATGAAAAAGAATGGGAAAATGAATTTGGCGCTGGCTTAGCATTTTCAAGCGTCTGTAGTAAAAATCAGCACCTTATTGTTATTTACAATATGTGTATTGTAAGACTTAATGAGAGATTTATCAGATTATCAAAAACACTTAAATAAATAGATATGAAAAAAGTATTAATAGTTAGTTTATTGTTGTTTAGTTGTAGACAACAAACAGAAACGAAAGTAGTATATGTTAAACAACCTTGTGACAGTTTGAAAGAAGCTAATATATACTTAGAAAACGAATTGAATCGATGCTATGACGAAAACCATATACTTGGTTCAGCTTTAGCAGAATATGAAATAAATAAATAGTTATGAAAGAAGAAAAAAAAGAATTAATACTAGGAATTATTTTTATTTGGGGAGCTTTTATTATGTATTATGTATTAATAAATTTATTTGCACGATGAAAATTGAAATACATTTAGATCATGAAGTTGAAGAAAAAATTGAATTTTCAGCTGATTGGCTGGATTATGAATGCTATTATCAAAATAATGTAGTTAGCTCAGAATATCCAATAAGTCATAATAATGTTCATGATCGCATTTGTTGGGCCCAGGATGAGTTTATGTATTGCTTTGTACAAAAAGATACATTAAAAAGCGTAAACGGGCTTGAAATAAGTGATAAACAAAGAGACGAAATTTGTAGATATTTAGAATTAAAATTAAATACATGAAAGCACAATTTAAGTGGGATCATTTTGATGATCAATTATATAATAAATATTTAAAAGCAATAGGAAAAATGAAGACCTTTAAAATCTTATATAAATATTATTTAGGAAATAACCCTAGTTATCCTGAAAGAAGAAAAATTAAAACTATAGAAGCTTATTCCAGAGAAGAAGCAATTAAAATGTTTGGCATGTGGCCTAAATTAATTATTAAAATTTGGGAAGCATGAGAAGAATAGCAGAGTATATTTATTGCCTAATTATAAATTGGATTTATGGAAGACTTGATTAAAAACGTTGAATATTTTATTGATAAACATAAATTAAAAAAGCGTTGTAGAAAGCCGCGTTATGTTCATCGCAGAATGTATTTCTGGAATCTTTTAAGAAAATCCGGAATGACTTACCAGGATATTGGCAAAATGTTCGGCCAGCATCATGCTACAATTATTTATGGTATAAAAAAATACAATCAATTAAGATCGATAAATGACAAGCTATTATTATTGGACATTGCTTGTTATGATGGAAAATTTAAAGTATTAAAGAAAAACTATAATTTAAAAAATGATATTTTAAAAGCTACAACAATACGTGATTTGGACATAATAAAAAGTAGAACAAAAAATAATCTATATAAAGAATTATTTTAATATATTTGTATGTCGGTGGGACAATCAAGATTTTTTTAAGTGTGACGTTAGTAGGAAATCCCACCTTCCGAAAGCGTTACACTATTTTTTTATATAATAATATGAATATTCTGAAAAAAGCAAATCAGATCGTAAATGAAAGGTCAGAAGAAAAAGAAAGAAAATACGGTGATTTTATAGATTGCATGTCAAAAACAGCCCGGATAGCTTCTGAAATGTCAAATAAGAAAATTACTACTCAGGACGCATATAATGTTTTAATTGCATTAAAATTAGCTAGACAATCACACTCACATAAAGAGGATAATTTACTGGACGCAGTTGCTTATATAGGATCCTTAAATGAACACTTAAATAATAAATAATGGCAAACATATTTGAAACAGAATATAAACAGCTTTTAATGCGTTGTCTTTTAAATGGTGATATTATTGAAAATAGGACGCAGATAAAAACTTATACTTTATTCAATCAAAATATTAACATTGATTTACAATATGGTTTTCCTATTGTAACAGGTAAAAAAATATTTTTTGATAAAGCTTTACATGAGTTTAAATGGATATATGAAGGCAAAGTTGATTTAGATTATTTAAACAAGCATAACATTAACTGGTGGAATGATTTTGCAAAAAAAGGCAAATTAGGTAAAGTATATGGCTATCAGTTAAGAAAATTCAATGGTGTTTTTGATCAAGTTGATTATGTAATAAATGAAATAAATAACAATTCCAGGAGAGCATTAATTACTTTATGGAATCCTTTAGATTTAAAAGAGCAAGCTTTGCCTTGTTGTTATACTCAATTAAATTTTGTGCGTATTAATGACAATTTAAATATGTCAATCAATTTCAGGTCCTCAGATTTATTTTTAGGCTTACCTTATGATATTATATTTGCGGCTTTGTTTTTATATACAATCGCTGATAAATGTAATTTAAAGCCAAATAAAATAGGTTTAAATATGGCTAACGCACATATTTATTTAAATCATGAAGAGGCAGTTAAAGAATATTATAGAAGTCCAATATATAATTTACCGATATTGGATGGATCTTATAATAATTATAAATTAAAAAACTATCAATCAGGTAAATTAATAAAAGCAAAATTAGTATTATGAAACTAGAAAATGAATTTCAACCCATAAGAGATTGGGCAGAAGAAAAAGGTATCTATAAAAAAGGCGACCTTAAAACACAAGTTTTAAAGCTTCAGGAAGAATCTGGAGAATTATGTAAAGCAGTATTAAATAATGATGAATTTGAAATAATTGACGCAATAGGCGATTGTGTTGTTGTTTTAACTTCAATTGCTGAGTTAGCAGATAAACATTTTAAAGCAGGTGCTGTCGCTCCGATTACAATTGAATATGCAATAAATTCTGCGTATACAGTAATCAATAAAAGGAAAGGTAAAATGATTAATGGAACATTTGTAAAAGACGAAAAATGAGAACATATAAAGCAAAAATAGAAATCCCTCAAGTTTGTTTAAATAATAATTTAAATACTGGTGTTATTGGTGAAAAGCTGTTTGAAATATGGTTTAAAAGAACTTATTTTGCTGAGCAATTACATAAACAGAAAGCAGATCGCGATTATCAAGGTATTGACTATGCAGATGAAAAAGGTTATACCTACCAGGTAAAAGCAACCAAAGCAAGAACATTTACTTTTAATTGTTATTTAGATGATCTTAATGAGCATTTAAAAGCTGATTATTATGTTTTTATTCAAGTACATGATAAAGTTGCTTACATTGAAAGTATATACGTTAAAGAAGAAATTCTTAATTTAGCCAAGCAAAGCTGGAAAGAAAAAAATCAATGCTTTGTGTATGCTAAAGATTTATTGCAACAAAAATTATTTTAATTATGGATGGGTGGGTAAAATTACACAGAAAATTTCTTGAGTGGGAATGGTATGACAAAAGTGAAACAGTGCATTTATTTTTGCACTGCCTTTTAAAAGCTAATCATAAAGATAAAAGTTATAGAGGTAAGATCGTAAAAAGAGGCCATTTTCTTACAAGCAGAGAATTATTAAGCCGTGAATTAGGTTTAAGCGAGAGGCAAGTCAGAACATCATTAAATAGGTTAAAACTGACCAATGAACTTAATATAAAATCAAGTAGGCAAGGAACTGAAATACAAATAGTTAATTACAATAAATATCAAATAGAGTCCAACAAAGCGACCGACAGCAGACCAAGGACAGACCAACAACAGACCAGTAACAATAATGATAATAAAGAAAAGAAGATATATAGGAGCTTTGATCATTTATCAATAACTGAGGAGGATTATATAAAGCTTTGTGATAAATATGGCAAAGATGAAACTGATTCAACTCTTGATGCTATAGAAAATTATAAGAATAATAAGAATTATAAAAATTTATATTTAACTGCAAATAATTGGTTGAAAAGAAATCATAAAGATGAGCCACAAGATAAATTAGTTGAACAAGCAAAAAAATACGGTTATGTTAAATAAAGGAATTCATACTAAATATCTGTTGGATTATAAACATGGACGCATTAAACAAGGCCTAGGTATAGATTGCAAGCTTGATGATTATTATGTATTTAAACCTGGTGAATTAACGATCCTGTGTGGCCATGATAATGTAGGAAAAAGTTATTGGATTTTTTGGTATTTTTTAACTGTTGCTTTAAAGCATGATTTAAAGTTTTGTATTTATGCGGCAGAAAATCAATATGGCCAAATTATGAGGGATATGATACAAATGTATTCCGGTATAAAGTTTAATCATTTACATGATAAGCAAATAGTTTCTTATGCGGCCCATATAGAGCAGTATTTTGATTTTATAGATAATTCTAAATTATATACGCCAGAAAAATTAATTGAAGAATTTAATAAATCCGATGCGGATGCTTATTTAATTGATCCATTTACTGCGTTAAATCGCAAATTTGGTTATGAAGCAAATTATGAATTTTTAAATATGGTTAGGCAATATGTAAATGAAACAAAAAAAAGCGTTTATGTTAATACCCATCCAACATCTGAAAGTGGCAGATCTGGAAATATATACCCTAAGGGTCACATGTGGGAAGGTCATCTAAAGCCTCCAATGGCTGCACATGTTGAGGGTGGAAAATCCTGGCTTAATAGAACAGATAGTTTTTTAACAATTCATCGCTTAGTTAAATCTGAGACAATGAAATACGTAACTTTAATTTCAGTCGATAAAATTAAAGATGTTAGCTCAGGAGGTAAACAGACATTATTAGATGATTATATTTTATGTGATTTTAATAATGGCTTAGGGTTTAAATTATATGGTATTGATCCTTTAAATAAAATACGATAATGAATAGTTTAGATATATTAAAAGCAAAAGTTAATATGAATACTACAATACTTAAATTTAAAAAAAGTATTGAAGACCTAGAAAAAAATAATCCTCACAGAAATGATCTAATAAACAGCATGACTGAAAGCTTAAAAGATGTAGAAGAATTTAATAATATATTTTTACAATTAGAGCAGGAATATAAAATGGAATGTAAAATTAATTTCAGGCATCAAACTAATATATCAGATCTTAAATTTAAAATAAAAGAGCTGCAGCTACAATTAAAAATAAACAAGGAAGATTTATAATGCCACGCTGTAAAAACTGCAAAGAAAAATTTGAAGCAAAACATTTTAATCAAAAATATTGTTTTAATCCTGCTTGCGTTCAATCCTGGGTTGAATCTGCGAAAAAGCAAAATTCAAAAAAACTTCATAAAAAGTGGAAAAAGGATTTAGAGACAGTACAAAGCTTAATGAAAAAAGCTCAAAAGTATTTTAATTCATATATTAGATTCCGAGACAAAAATCAAGATTGTATTAGCTGCGGTAATAAGTTAGGCGATTTATATGATGCCGGTCATTATTATAGCTCTGGCGGTCATAAGTCTGTTACATTTGATCCTGATAATTGTCATGCCCAGTGCCGCAGGTGCAATCATTTTTTAAGTGGTAATTTATTAGGCTACCAGGAAGGAATCGCAAAGCGTATTGGACCGGATCGCTTATTTGAATTACATGAAAAAGCACATAAAATAAAAAAATATACCCGGGAAGAATTATATAACATAATTGAAGAATATAAAACTAAAAAAAAAGAGTTATAAAGCTTCTTCGTATATACTTTATTTACTATATTTGTATACACATTTAAAATTTATGTTATGAAAGAACTAAAATCAATTAACATTAAAGGTAAGCAGTACGTTGAAGTAAACGAAAGACTGCGTTACTTTAGAGAAAACTTCAAAGACTGGAGTTTAGAAAGCGAAGTAGTCGAAAAGACGAATACTTCAATTACAATCAAAGCAATCATAAAAGACGCAGAAGGTAGAACGCGTGCCACAGGTCTTGCAGAAGAAGTAAAAGGTAGTACGTTTATCAATAAAACGTCTTATGTAGAAAACTGCGAAACGTCTGCGTGGGGACGTGCTTTAGGTAATTTAGGTATTGGCATAGAAACTTCTGTAGCATCTTATGAAGAAGTGGTAAACGCAATCAAGCAACAAGACCAAAAGACGAAGAAAACTTTAACTAAACAAAGATTTGAAAGCGCACTTAAAGCCGTACAAGAAGGTACTTATACTAAACAACAACTTGTAAGTCAATATGAACTAACTGAATTACAAACTAAAGCTTTAGAATTATGTTGAAGATTCGTTGTTCCGCGATAGGCAAAATAATGACTAACGCAAGAAGCAAGTCCGAAGTATTGAGTAAGACTTGCAAAAGCTATCTACAAGAATTAGCTATAGAAGAAATGTACGGCATTAAAAAAGAGTTTTCAAGCCGTTTTACAGACAAGGGAATTGAGGTAGAAAGAACATCAATCGACCTTGTACAAGACAACTGCGACTTTGGGTTTATGTATAAGAACGAAGAACACTTTGAGAATGATTTTCTTACAGGTACTCCAGACGTAAACACGGACAATATACTTTTAGACGTTAAGAGTAGTTATGACGCAACTACTTTTCCTTGGTTCGAAGAAGAAATACCTAACAAAGATTATTATTTTCAGCTTCAAGGTTACCTTGCTTTGACAAAAAAACGAAAAGCAATACTTGCATATTGTTTAGTAAACACACCTTTTCAAATAGTAGAAGACGAAGTAAGGCGCGCGCATTGGAAAGAACACTTGATTGACGAAAGCGAAGAACTACGTGCAGACGTAGAAGCACGACACAACTTTGACCATATACCACCAGAAAAACGAATAAAAACTTTTGAAGTAAGGTATGACAAAGATGTAGTAAAAGCTATCTACGACAGAGTAAAAGAATGCAGAGAGTATTATAAAACACTAATAAATGGGCAGACGTAAATTATCAGACACAGAGAAGAGAAATGAATTTATTGTTGTAAGAACAACAAGAAAAGAAAAGCTAATAATAAAGGCACTCGCTAAAAAAAATGAAATGAAAGTTAGTGAGTATATTCTCAAGAAAGTAAAAACAAATAATGTAAAATTGTTTAATCAATAAATAAATAAGTTATGGAACAGAAGAATAACACAGGTGCAATCTTTAAGAACGACTACAAAAAGACGGAAGCACAACCAGATTACAAAGGTAAAGCTTTAATAGACGGAGTAGAAAAAGAAATCGCCTTATGGATAAACGAATCCAAGAACGGAAAGAAATACTTTAGCGCAG